AATGGCCGGAACATCCTTGTCGAGCCATTCCTCCAGATCCGCCCAACCGCGAAGCCCGTGATTCGTTCCTCGTCCCTCACCCCGGGGGATGACGAACTGCACGCCGTCAGCGTAACCGGCTTGCTTGCCTTCGCGGACGTGCGGATATTCCCGGAAACCGAACCCGCAGGCCGTCAGGACGTCTCGGACCTCGGCAGCGAATTTCGCCATGGACTGGCTGATACTTACCGTACCGTTCGAAGGATTCAGATAGCCGTCGGTCAAGAACCAGCCGATGAATTCCACCTCCGCATCGGTGATCCCGGCATCGAGTCGGCGATCGTCTCCTCGACCGGCGACAGGGATGATAAACGTGTCGCGGCGTCGCGAGGTCTCAGCCGCGGTTTGCAGTTGCCAATGCAGGCAGGTTCGCGCCCGCCCGCGAACGACCATCGTATGCTGATCCGTCACACGGAGATCGAGATGCGGCGCGGAGACACGGTACATCTCCTCTCCGGACCTCAGCGCCCGATGCACCTTGTCAACCGCCGGGACGTAAACGATCTCCTCCGTGTCCAGGTCGAATGCCGCAACAACATCACCCGTAGTTACCTCGTGACAACGGCGCCAACCGGATTTCGTCAGCACCTCGGTCTCCATATCGAGGCACATCTGGTAATAGAGCCCGGGCGACATGGTGGGGCGCAACAGCGCCACGCAGTCGATGTTGGGCGCATCGAAGCCGGTGGTGAGCACGTTGACGTTGGCCAGATATCGGAGGTCCCCGCTGCGGAACCGTTCGAGAAGCTCGTCGCGCTGGGCTGTTGGGGTCTCGCCGCAGACGAACCCGCACTCCTGGCCACTCATCTCCCCCAGGACACGCGCGACATGCTGCCCGTGCTTTACGCCGGAGGCGAAGATCAGGCAAGAACGCCGGTCGTGCGCCAGGGCCACGATCTCGGCGCACGCGGCCAGGACCAGCTCGTCCTGGTCCATCAAATCTTCGACCTCTCCTGCCACGAACTCGCCGCCGCGCACGTGCAACCGATCGGTGTCGGCCTTCCGTGCGCCCGCCTTGGTCACCAACGGGCAAAGGTAGCCGTCGCGGATCAGCTCCCGCACGCCGACCTCAAAGCACACGGCGTTGAGGATGTTGTCCGGCGAGCAGATCATGCCGGACTTCAATCGGAACGGCGTGGCCGTCAGGCCGATCACCCGCGTCTCGGGGTTGATCACCTTGGCATCGGCCAGGAACGTGCGGTACATGCCCTCGCCGTCTGGCGCAATAAGGTGGGCCTCGTCGACGATCACCAGATCGAACCCACCCAGCTCGCAGGCCTTCTTGTAGACCGACTGGATGCCGGCCACGATCACCGAATGCTCGGTGTCCCGCCGCTTCAGCCCGGCCGAGTAGACCCCGAATTCCACCTCCGGACAGACCTGCGTCAGCTTGTCGGTCGTCTGTTCCAGCAACTCCTTGACGTGGGCCAGGATCAGGACGCGGCCGTCCCACAGGCCGACGGCGTCTTTGCACATCGACGCCATCACGGGCGTCTTGCCGCCGGCGGTCGGAATCACGACGCACGGATTGTCGTCGCGGGTGCGCAGGTGCTCGTAGACGGCTGCTTTCGCTTGCTCTTGGTATGGTCGCAGTTCGAGCATTACGCTTTCCTGATTCGAACGATGGTCTTGCCGCCCTCGACGGGCTCGCACTTCTCGATGGTCAACCGCACGATCTGGCTGTCGTCGGCGTAGGCCCCACCATGCTGCATGGCGTCGAGCAGGGCCTTTTGGACGTTATCGATGTCGCGTCGGCGGTTGTCGGGCGGGTAGACCTCGACTCGCACCGCCAGCGGCCCGGTGATCGGCTGGACGCGAAGCGCCGCGAGGATCGCCGTCACGCGCTCGCGAAAACGGCGACCCTCGCGGCTGATCAACGTGCGCGGCCCTACGCGGCGCCAGTAGTGATTGATGCTGGGCGGATAGGGCAGTTCGAGTTCCATCAGCCCGGCCTCTTCCAGGGCGGCGTCGTGTTGGCCGTGGCCGGCGCGGCCGGGGGCGTGGGCGACTCCTTCTTGGCGTAGCCCTTCACCTCGTTCACAATCTCGTCGGTGTCCTTCCGCTTCTTGCAGCGGACGTCGATCACCAACGGCAGGTTGTGCAGGTCGGCGCTGTCGTTAGGTGCCAACACCCCGACGGCCCGGCAGACAGCGGACAGCTCCGCTCGGGCGATCTGCACGGCAGTCGCATTCGGGTTGTCGAGATTCAGGCGGGCCCAGAGGAATCGGCCCTTGAACTCGCCCTCAATGACCTGGAAGGCGAGCTGCAGGTAATGGCCCGTGCCGGCCTTGTTGGCCTTCATCTCTGAGTCCGTGATCACCGCCAGGTACTTGCCGGCGGGGATCGGGTCGAAGACAGTGGACGGCTCCACCTGATTGGCGTCGAATCCGCGTAGATCAGCCATGTTGGTTGGCTCCTTGAGACTGGTGGTTGGACAGGGCCGCCACAAACGCCGCCCACGACAGCGGCAGTTCCTCGACGATCCCGTAACGGTTCTTGGCAATGCACGAAGGGCCGCCGACACAGCGGAGGATGCGCTCGCCGCCGCCCTTGCCGATGGCGTTGGCGATGGTGCGCTTCCGGTTGAAGCCGGCGTCCTCGCTCTGGGTGCGGAACTTCCGCGTGGCGAAGAGCACGGCGTCGCACCATTCACAGATCAGTGCCGCCGCGTGCTTGTGCAGCCGGGGGCTGTAGCGGTCGTAAGCCGAGGACTCCGGATCCTCGAACTTCTCGACCTTGGTGTGGGCGATCAGCAGCACGGCCATGCCCTTGTTGTTCCGCAGGGCGCCCAGCAGGTCGACGATCTCGCGCCAGTAGGTCAACGCGTGCGTGTAGCCCTTGGCGTAGCCGCCGTCTGCCTTCTCGATGGACTTGACGCCGTATTCCTTGCACACGGCGTCCCAGATCAATCGCTCGAGCCAGTCGAGCGAATCGACGGCCACGCTTTCGTAGTCATGCTGCTCGTCGCGGAGGCTGGCCAGCGCCGCGGTGACCTCGTCGTAGGTTTCGGCCAGGGGAAACTTGTCGCAGTCGATCTGCGACAGGCCGTCTTCGGTCTGCACGAAGATCGGCGCGGGGGCCTGCGATGCGAACGTGCTCTTGCCGATGCCTTCGACGCCGTAGAGCATAATCCGGGGCGGCGCCGGCTCGCGGCCGCGCTGGATGCGCGATAGTTGGCTCATGTCGGGCTGGTCCTTTCGTCAGAGGCTGGTGGGGGCGAGCGTCCGAACGGCCTCGTAGCCGGTCGGCCAGCGGCCGAGGCGATGGCACGTCATGAGTTGCGCGATGCCCTTGGCGTTCTCCTTCTCCACCCGACGAAGCAGACGCTCACTCAGCATCCAGACGCCGCAGCGGTGTGGTTCCCTCTTCTCGACGACGATCAAGTGGACGGGCACGTTCTTGCCGATCACCCCAGCCAGCACCGATCGCTCGAGGGCCAGTCGGTGGGCCGGCCCGTTCTGGCGAAGCTGGGGCTCGACGTAGGTGAGCCGGTCGCACGTCACGATCGCCACGATGCCCTGCCGGGGATTGAGCCAATCGAGGCGGGCCTGACAAGGGACGCCGCAGTAACGGGTGCGCACGACGCCGTGGGCCACGCCTTCAGAAAGCAGCCCTCGCGCGATGTCATGAGCGCGAAACCCGAAGTCGATGTGATCGATCACGTCAGCCTGCTCGGGGGTGAGCACCGGCTTTTCCTGCGCGGCAGCCCATTGCTGAAACTCGATGCTGTACCTGCTGTACGGCTCGCCGGTCCGGGGATCGACCGGGGCGCCGAGGGCGTAATGGGCCCGATAGTGGTCGCGGCCCCGCAGGATGCACATCAGGGCGGCGCGATCCACCTCGTCGCCATACTTCGGTCGCGGCGGGGCCAGTCCACGTTGTCGCTTGTGGAAGAGGAAGGCGTCTTTGCGGAAGTCGCCGAGCTGTTCGCTGTCCAGGTAGTCCGTGGACTTGGCGCGATACTCCTCTTCTGTTTCCTGGACGAGGAATCCGAGGTCTTCGACAAGGTGACGGTCGTGGCGGCCGGACCAGATGGACAGGAAGTTCATGTTAGGACCTCTTCTTGACGTTGATGGGGTAGGTAATCGAGACGCTCCACGTGGAATGCGTCCGCGCCGAATTCGCGGCGGACAAAGCCGATGAACAAGCGGTTGAAGTCCCGGCCGACCGGCGTGCCCGCGTCGATGACGCAGGCACGCTTGGCCGGCTCCAGGAAGTGGGCCGCGTCGAGGCGGACCTGGGCCTCACCGTGGAGGGCCTCGGCAGCGAGCAACGCCAGCAGCAGCGAGGCTTCGACGTCCGCGATGTCGACGGACGGGTCGAAGACGTACTTGTAGACCTCGTTGCTCATCGTGAATCTCCGGATGAGAAGAAC